ACTTATGCCACAACAGGAGTATCTATTACAAGTAATATATCTGTCCGGTTTGATAACGCAAAAATGATCGCATTGAATAAATACCAGGATCATGTAATCAGTGTTGAAACAAGTGTGTATTTCTACGGAAATTTAGAGATTGACGGAAAAAGTAAATCTTTGTGCGGCGCAAAATTCGAAAATTGCTATGGAGTAGTTATTGAGTATATTAAAGTATCGTATTGCTTAGTGTGGGGTGTGTTAATTGACAGATGTCCTCATACTCATTTCAACACAATTCTGGGAGTGACCTGTGGGAAAAGCATAAATTTAACAGTAACAAATATCGATAGAAAAACAGTACATATCGATTCCAGTTTAACGGAAGAACAAGAGGCGTTGCTTGGTTCGGAATACAATCAAAATATGTTGTTCTACAATGCCACGGAAGATGAGACTAGACCGAGCGGATACACGAATCATTTTACAACAACAGTTAATATAGAAGAGAAAATAATAACATTAAGAGATGTCACTGCAAATCTTATCCCGTCAGCAGACACTACATTCTCAGTAACATTTCTATTAGGTGGCTGTATAGGGTTGACGAGTTCTAATTTTTCCCAGATTATTTTTGGAAAAATTGACACAAGGCTTAGTCCAACAGGAATGATGACAAATTCCACATATGGAAATAATATCAGTGCCTTTTACTCACAGAGTGATCATATAGCAATCGTTCGGACAAACTACTGTTTGGGTGATTTTATTGGATCCATTAGCGCAGAGGGACTTAAAACTGGAATCCTTTTTGCATCATTTAATTACGATTATTCTGTTATAGGAGCAAGATCAACCTCGTATGATTATAACTTTAATGCGGGTAATATGCTTTCTATTACTAATGGAGCTTCCGCGTATGCAAATCCGGTACACGCAAAACATGTACTGCGTAGAATTATTCCCCGTTATCATGATTCCGGAGAGATATACGTATTAACAGAACAATCTCCAGACACCCTTCTCTTAAATAAGAATCAATTCAAAATCAACTTATATGATAAAAATCAATATATAAAACAGGAATATAACCCGTGGGGAGTAAAACATATATATTTTTACCCTAATAATGCATTCAGTTCTATTACCGTTACGCTTCACAATGATCTGATAAACGATGGGTACACAATAGAAGGTGGCACTGACGGAACGCTTGTGTTTACTCCACCGTCAGCGTGGTTTTTGGTAAGGGTGTTTAAGCGCAACAAAGTTTTTACCTTAACGGCAGAACCGATAACAAAGGTGGTTCCAAGCACATAATCGTAGAATGAATGAGAATAAAAGCAGACTTTAAGTACAAAAAGAGTCGTAGAAATACGGCTCTTTTTTATGCCGCTTTTGCCGTTTAAGGGGAGAACGGTTTCACTATCAACGATACGATGAACACACTACATATTAACCGTGCCGAGGGGATGCTGTCCCAGTATGTCCGTAGAGGCTGTAAACGCATCACCGGACGCAACCACCACAGCAATTGAAGTACAGAACGCAAACCTTACCATTACACGTATCGCATGAGAGGAGGATGAACGATGCATAAATTATTAGAGTATATCTGCGAAGAATTGATGACCTTGGAAGAAAAGGTAATGAAAGAGGGAGAACTTTCCGAGAAGGATATCCATTTAGCGGACACCCTTGCTCATGCAAAAAAGAACTTACTGAAGTGTGAGGAAATGGAGCAGGGCAGTTACTCTGACGGATCCTACAGAGGCTCTTACAGAGGATCCTACGGATACGATGACGGATCCTACAGAGGCAGAGGAAGAGGCGCACGGAGAGACAGCATGGGACGGTATTCCTCGTCCGGTTATTCCCGTGCAGACGAAATAGAAAAGAGCCATGACCGGATGGTGGAGAGACTGAAACAGATCATGTCCAACACACCGGATGAGAGAACCAGACGGAGCCTTGACGAACTGGCATCCGAAATGTCTGGTATGTAATGCCAAGGAAAAGACGAAGAAAGATCCGTGGTACAGCATGGCTCTGCCGTGTTGTGCCACTTTGCATATAAAGGAGGACGCGCATGAGAGTATCAGAAGTATTAGACAGAGTAGACCGCCTTCGGCCTAATGCCGTGGATAAAGACGATAAGATCCTGCACCTGTGGCACCTGGAGGCACAGATCGCAGAGATGCAGGAGACAGACGCACCGGACTGGGATGAATCAGATGTAGAGGATTATGTAATGTTACTCCCAGATCCATGGAGCGAGTGGTATATTTTCGCACTTTGCACCTATGTAGACTACGTACAAGAGGAGACAGAACTCTACCAGATTGATAGCATCATGGCAAACGAGCACCTGTCTAAGGTGCAGTCCTGGTGGAGAAAGAACAACAAAGAGAGTGACACTACACAGTTTAGGGGGATATTCCTATGAACTTTCCATCGTTTGAAAAAGTAAAAGTAAAACAGCGGTTGGCGCAGGAGGTGCGTCTTGAGGGCATCAACCTTACGGACAACTACAGTTCCGGTCAGATGGAATCCTGTAAAGGGATCACCAGTGACCGCTATCCGTATATCGCCACAGATGAACAACCGGAAGAGGTGGAGCAGGGGATTGCAGACGGATACCAGGCAGTTGCCATATTCGGATGGGAAAAGCTGTTTGTGGTGAGCAACGAGCCTGGGGAGAACGGGTACAAGTGCTTCTACAACGGACAGTACTGTGGCGATGTAAAGAACTTAGATTTACCAAAACAGTTCGCCGTTGTGAACACAAAGCTGATCGTGTTCCCCGACCAGGTGTACTTCAACCTGTACGCCAAGGAACAGCAGTCCTATGAGATGACCACAGCGGAAAACATTGCGACTGTGCGGACAGGAAAAGTAATTTTTAGAAAGGCGGTGACTGCATAAATGGCAACCACCTATACCATAACATTTGACGCAAACGGCGGTACCGGAGCACCTGCACCAATGACGAAGACCCATGACGTGCCGCTTGTCATTACCACAGCGACACCGACCCGTGCGCACTACACGTTTTATTGCTGGAACACCAGATCAGACGGCAACGGCAGGGATGTAGAGCCGGGCGGCACGATAGTCGGCAATAGCAGTAAAACACTGTATGCCATCTGGGCACCAGAAAGCTACACCGTTACCTACAATACTCTTGGAGGTACTCCGGTACCTAGGGCAGACACGAAACTCTACGGTGTCAATTTGACACTAAACTATGACGATATAAAGAAGCCGGGGTATTGGTTCAATGGATGGTCAGAAACCAATGGCGGTGAGCAGGATTATCCAGGCGGCGGCACCTATAAAAAGAATCAGTCCATTGTCCTGTATGCCGTATGGAAAGAGAACCCAACCAGAACCCTTACCTACATGGGCGGTGACGGTATCACGGATGTTCCTGCCGCACAGAGTGCCTTGAGCGGACAGACCATTACCCTGTCATCGACCAAGCCTAAGATGTCATCGGCAACAAGGCAGTTACGGATGCGGTACCACGTAGATGATGACGTGGTGATCGACCGGACGCAGGAGTATGTGACAGAGACTACTACGTTTATCTTTGACCATTGGGACACAAGTTCGGAGGGGGACGGCGATTGGTACTATCCGAAGGATAAGGTAGTGCTGAAGAAGAATATGACGCTGTACCCTATCTTCACATTCAAGGCTGACGCAGTGGTAAACCTTCCGACACCTACCAGGGATCAGTACACCTTCCTCGGATGGAGCAGATCGGAGGAGAACGTCAAGATCCTTACATCACCCTACCATCCGACTGGAAACCGGAACTTCTATGCGATCTGGACAGGCAACGGCAACGGTGGATATCTGCGGTTTACACTTGATTCCCCAGACGCATCCTTCCCCACAGACGAACTGGCGGTAGGAAATAAAGTCCGTCTCGTTGGACTTCCCGATAACAATGATGGTGTGTACACCATTGCATCTGTTCGGCACACTGCCAACACAGATACCACGAAGACCGATGTAACAATGGAGTTTGAAGAGGACTTCCAGACTTCCGGTTCCATGGACACAGAAAACTTTGAACTGGAGATATGGTCGGACGGTAACTACGTGCCGCCGATGGATTATATCTGTGAATCCAATAACAGGTTATGGGGATGCTCCAGTAAACGGCGCACCATCTATGCATCTGCACTCGGTGAACCGGACAACTTCTGGACGTTTGCAGGATCCACCCTTGATTCCTACCAGGTGGCGGTAGCAACGGCAGGTGATTTTACCGGATGCATTGCGCTTAACAGCCAGATCCTGTTCTTTAAACAGAATGTTATCCACAAAATGCTCGGAGCATACCCTGCGGAATATGCCCTATACACATACGAATGTGACGGTGTGTCAAAGACCAACGGCATGAGCCTCATCAATGTGGATAATACCGCCGTATACGTGGCAAACCATGGGATAGGCAGATACTCCGGGGCAAGCGCAGGCCTTGTGTCCAGGGAACTGGGCGAGGGCAACATGAGAAATGCCGTGGCAGGCTATGACGGGGAAAAGATCTACCTCCGGTACGAAGACACGGACGGCAACCCGTATACCTATGTCTATGACACACGGTACGGTCTCTGGCTCCAGAAGGACTACGGCGATGCAAAGGACTTCGCAACGGTGGACGGCATCACCTATGTCCTTGCAGAAAAGAGCGGATCCACGGATGTGTACAGGCTGAACACCGGAGTTCCTTTGGAAGGAGACTGGGAGATCACCTTTAAACCGTTTTATGAAACCAAGGGCAACTACGGTGCATTGTTTGAGAAGAAGCGGTATATCGGCATAGCAATGCGCCTGGAACTGCCTCTGGGATCGTGGATCAAGGCACAGCTAAAGACGGATAACAGTAAGTTCCATACCGTGGCGATGTCGAGCGGAAGACGGAGCCTTAACCATGAATCCGTGCAGGAGTTTCATATCGCAACACCGAGGTGCGACAAGATGCAACTGAAGCTGACAGGCCACGGGGAGTGCACGATCCTCGCCATGGAACGGATCTACATCGTAGGCTCAAGGAGGTGATCAGATGGCGGTAATACCGGATGAAATCAAAGATGATGCAGAACCGAAGGAAATAATTGAATACATCAAATACATGAGGGAAAACATCGAGTTCTGGGCATCGGCTCGGAACAAAGAGCAGATAAATATCCAGACATCCATCAGCGGACTGGATGACAGAGTTAA